ACGAGACGACATTTCAGTGGTAGTGACTGACAATCATGGAGCAGCTAACTTATCGTTCAGGTATGTTGACGCGTTCCCAACCAATATTGACGAGATTGTCTTTTCGAGCACGGTTGGCACACCAAGCGTACAGAAGTGTAGGGTGACATTCGAAATCAACGGACTTGTTGTAGAGAGTAGCTAGGGTATGATCAAGAAATATATGGACGATGCAAAACGCAGACTCAAAGAAAAAGCTGAGCGCATGCAGCGCAACCAGACATTGAGATCTGTGTTGAAACATAACAAAGAGAAAGACAGCAAATGACACTTGAAGATATCTTGAAGATGTGGGATGATGATCACGAAATCAATAGATTTGATTTGGCTGAAGAGTCACTCAAAAGTGCTAAATTGCATGCGAAATATCTTAAGATGTACAGTAAAGTGAGAGCAAAGAAACGAACTCTAGAAGAAGAGTTGGACATCACAAAGCTGGTCAAAACTCAATACTATCTAGGTAGAGGCACGGCTGAAATGTACAAAAAGAAGCCGTTCAATATCAACATCACCAAATCAGAACTTCCTGAATGGTTGAAGGCAGATGATGAAATGAGAAACATCAATCGACAGTTAGGTGTCGTGAAAGAAATGGAAGAAATGCTAAAGATCATTCTGAATGAAATCGGACAACGCGATTGGAGAATCAAACATGCACAAACACAGATCATGTTTGAATCTGGTGCTTGACCAAAGTAATACTACACAAAAAAGATGAAACGTGGGTTCATCTTGAATGCGACGAGCGATCTGTTCACGTAGCTCTTAGAGAAGAGTTTTCCTTTCTTGTTGATGGTTACCGTTTCAATCCACAGTACATCAATGGCAACTGGGATGGTAGGATTCGCATGTACGATAGTAGCAAGCGCAGATACCTAGCAGGTTTGACAAACAAGGTATACACCTTTTTGTGTCAAGAGGGCCATGATGTTGAACTTGTTGGGTTCGAGAGACAGCCGTTTGATCCGAAGCATTTTGTTGAGTTTGTCAAGTCTTTGAACCTACCGTTTCAGCCAGCCAAACACCAATGGAAGGCAATGTTGAATGCACTGAGAGACAACAGAGGATTATATCTTGCTGCAACTGGGGCTGGTAAGTCGTTTGTGATATACCTTATCTTTCGATACCTTCAAAGCTTATCATATGATAAGATTTTGCTGATCGTGCCAACACGAGGTCTGGTCGAACAGATGTACAGTGACTTTGCAGACTACAGCAAAGAGTGTGATTGGGATGTAAAGGAAAACTGCCATAAAGTAGAGGGCACGAGAGATACAGACAAGCAGATCACAATATCAACATGGCAATCAGCTATTAGAGAAGACCCTGACTATTTTGAACAGTTTAACACAGTATTGGTTGATGAGGCTCACTTATCAAAAGCTAAATCAATCACAACTATTATGAACCTCTCAACAAATGCTAAATATAAAATTGGTGTTACTGGCACTATAGAAGATACAGTCACAAATATACTAACACTCGAAGGTTTATTTGGTCCGATCAAGACAATCGTTACTGCTAAAGAACTGATTGATATTGGATTTCTTGCACGAGTTGACATTGAATTTGTAGAGCTGGTGTATGAAGAAGACTTTCGCAAGCAAGTCCGCACCAAACACAGCAAATATATGGATGAGATTCAAGCGCTGTTACTACATAGCGGCAGGTTGGATGAAGTGTGTCGTATTGCAGCAGAACAAGAAGAAGGTTCTAACGGTGTGGTCATGTTTCGATATGAGAAGCATGGCAAAGCATTATTCAATCGCTTTCAAGAGTTGTATCCTGACATCAAGTGCCATTTCATCAACGGCACGGTGAAACCAAAAGAACGCGAACGCATACGGCAAGAGGTTGACAATAGCAAAGGCAATGTTATATTTGCATCATTCAATACTACCGCAACGGGGACCAACATCAAAAATCTCAATTGGTCTATCATAGCAAGTCCGTTGAAGTCGAAAATAACGACTATTCAGGCGCTTGGTAGAATCCTGAGAAAATCTGATACCAAAGACTACGCATTGGCGCTTGACTTGGCAGACGATCTCCGAATAGGTAAGTACAAGAATTATGCATATGGTCACGCAGTGGCTAGACTTGAACACTACAAGAAAGAGAAGCATTATGTCAGAGCCTCACGAAGAGCAATTGCAAACATTACCTTGGACCTTTAACGAACTCGAATACAAAGGAAATTCGTGTATTGGGATCGTAGAACGTGAGAGCAACACACCGTTGTTTGTTCTCGGAACCAAAGAAACAGACCCGAATGAACAATACGAAAGTCTGTTTGATCTCGTCCACGATGGTTACACATTGAAGGCGATAAACAAGAAAGAGAAGGATTGCCACGTTGGAAAACTGCTGTGTCCTGAATGTGAGTTTGAACCAATTTCAATTCTCATGGAACTGGCGTCAACAGTAAGACCNAGTGAGGCTCTCCACTAAGAAANTATGAGTGAAGATAACATCATACAATTTGGAGAATTTAAGCAAGAGATTGAAAAGAATAGCGTGACAATTGACAAGGTAGAGTCAAGTGCGCTAAAAGTAAAACAGTTGATTGATAAAATCGAAGAAGCCTTTGTTGAGGCTGGCGCGTTTTATGAGACAGAAGATGGTAAGCTGGCATACATCAACAAAAACATATACAAGGCGCATATGATAATCATTCACGCGGTGTATATGGGTGCTTATGCTGGCGTAGGAGCAGATGGAGAACACGTGTTTCAAACACACTTCTCTAGGTCTATTGATAGTACCTATGATCTCATGGAGCTATTAAGCGACTCATTAGATTATGGAGAGACATTGAATGAGCAACCGGAAGGCGATGAAGAGCAATGATGACAAACAGTTTGGCGTCATACCAAAATCAGAGGATCTGAGCAATTTAACAGACTTTGAGATGGGGTTGGTTTTGAGTAGTATTGGTTTGCGGATGTCAACCAAAGACACGATTGCAGTTGCCAAGAAACTCAAAACCATTGATAAGCATGTGAAGAACAGCATAAGCACCAAAACGCCATTGTATGTCATCAAATACATGTTCTTGCTACATCGTAACAACAAACTTCCTGATTGGTGCATGGTTAAGGTAGATGAGTACTGTTCTAAAGTGCCGTTGAAAGCGCATGTTGAAGTTGAAACAAACAGCAACTTGATCAGCACAAAAGACACACCAATTCAAATCGCGCTTGCTCAAAGTGAAGAGTGGTTGGACATTCACTTGTCAGAGTTTGAAGCCACTGGCAAACTTCCTAAGTGGTTGCCGTATTTGAAGAGCATGGTATACACTCGGAGACAGCAAGAGGCAATCGCTGCGTATTATAAGCCGCAACTAGTGCAGATAAAACTCGCCGTTGATGGTGATGACAAAGAACTGACAGAAGCCTTTGGTGGCTCACGTCAAGCGCGTAAAATCATGAAAATTTTAGAGCAGCTAGTCAACCACACTGAAAAACACCTTGAAGATACGTTACCAATCAAATCTCCAAGGAAAAAGCACATAAAAACACCAGAGCAGTTGACAAAACACTTGTTTTGTTTGGACGAGCAATCATACGACAAGTTCAAGTTGAGGTCGAAGCCTGTTGCAGACATCATCAACTCGACTGAGGTATGGATCTACAGAGTGGATTCACGTAGATTGCACCGCGTTCAATCAGAAACAGGTGTTGGTGTCAAAGGTCAAGAACTGGTCAACACCAAAAAGATTACTTGGAGTACACTGAGAAACCCTAAAGAATTTCTAATGAAATTCACAAAAGCTTCTGTGAAATCAAAACGAACTTTGTTTCAAGAGCTTGGCAAAGCTGAGCCCGCAACACAGGATCGTGTTAGAATGCACAGACAAATGATTGTATTGGAGACACAATGATAGAGAGACTTTGTTACAGAATAGACTCATATATAGGATGGCNTAACGTGCGAAACGTGGTCATTTTAGCTGGCATGTTTGTGGTGATGATATGATTCTAGTAGACTACAGGAACGTGGCTATTGGTTGCGCCTCTAAAGAACTGAAAGAATCTGGCGGTGTTACTGCCGTGACTGGTTTCTATATCTTGAACAAGCTGCGCATGTTCAACAAACAGTTTGGTCCTAAGTATGGAGAAATGGTTCTGTGCAACGACTTTGGAAGTTGGCGCTATGAAAAGTTTGAGCACTACAAAGCGGCTAGACGCGTTGGCAAGAAAGACGAAGGCTATCTGGTAACTTTGGAGTTGATTGATGAATTGTTTGACGATATNTATCTNGAGAGCCAGTGGCATGCTATCAGACTGAAAGGTGTTGAGGCAGATGACATCATGGCGGTGTTGTGTTCTGTTGACGATAGCAAGCAACAGGGACTTGACGTTGGAGGCGGTGATAACAATCATATCATAATCTCAAGCGATAAAGACATGGCACAACAACGAATGAGAGGTGCTGACGTATACAATCCAATCAAGCGCTCGGTTGTCACCAGCAAATCACCACAAGAAGATCTCAATGAACTTATCATCCGCGGAGATTCAATTGATGGTATACCAAACATTATATCTGATGCTGACACGTTGGTGATGAAAGACAAGCGGCAACGTCCAATGCGCAAGAACATCATTGAACACTTGCTGAGTGCGCCAAGCATTGAAGAAGGTATTCAAACAGTAGAGGTCAAAGGAATTGGCGCTGATGAAATACTTGAGAACTACGAACGAAACAAGATTTTAATAGACTTGCAATACATACCGGATGATGTTAAACTAGACATCATAGCTGCATTTGAGGTCTCAAAGCCTCAGAGATACGCTTTGGGTATGATGAAAATATTTGCAAAGTACAAGTCATCCAGATTGCTTGAAAATTCTGGTGACTTCAAATTGTTCACAAAGGAATGAATATGAGAAAACAGACAGGCATAGCAGAATTTTTTGAAGAGTGCAAAAATGCCAAACAAGCGGATGAAGTCAAGAAACTTTTGAGCGAGTACAAAAATGATCTGACACTCCAGAAGATCATCTGGATGGCATATGGTGGCGGTAGAGATAATTTGATCGTCCCGGAAGGTAGACCACCGTCTTCTGTGCTAGAGGAAAACTGGGGTGACAAATCCCTAGAGTACACGCTCAATGATATGGGCGTATTTCTCAGAGGCAAAAATGAAGAGATCACCTCAGATCGAAAGCGTAAGATCGAGGCTGTATGGATCAAGAATCTTCGCATGCTAACGATTGAAGACTGCAATATTTTGTGTGCGGCAACGCTTGGTGATCTGACTGAGTGGAACCTAGACCAACACATTGTACGAGAAGTATTCGGTGAAGCCACTATCAAGTCAAAAAAAGTAGACACTGGTATTGAAATTGTGAAGAAGGCAAAAGGTCGGCCACCAAAACCTCTGGGCGAGTAAAGTACCGCTTGAATATAACGAAAGAAAAGGCTTGTGCAAACGAGCCTTTTTTGCTATGGTGTCAAGAAATATTGAAAGGAAAGATTGAAATGAAATACTATGTCATTGGTGATGTTCATGGGATGTTAGAAGCACTTCAAAATCTTCTGGATAAGATCAACAGCCACAGCAAAGTCGGAGAACGAGAACTGATTTTTGTTGGCGACTACATTGATCGCGGCAAACACTCTAAAGAGGTCATTGAGTTGATCAAAGGTTTGCAGCGAGATGAGAATGCTATATGCTTGCGCGGCAACCACGAAGAGATGTGCATAGATGCATACGATGCGACATATTACAGTCAGCGTGAGATGTGGCTCATTAACGGCGGTGTTGAAGCATTGGAATCGTATGGTCCTGTGAATCATTCTGACTTGATGAATGATGAATATTACAAACCGATGTACAATGACGTTGAATGGATGAAGACCCTTCCATATTATGTAGAGCGGCCAACCTTTGTTGCCACGCATGCTGGCATGAATGATGAAGAGATTCTGGCTGGTATATCGCTTGCTGATATGAACACAGACAATCTGATTTGGACACGATATCCGAGAGGTCACAACTCCCCGTTGTACAATGACAAGATTGTTGTACATGGTCATACACCAGCATACGAGAACCCAAGTTGGACGAGCACGGAGAAAACACGATTGAATGTTGACTCTCTATCGTTCAAATCAGGTATCGTTAGCGCCGTATGTATTGAAGATGGTGACTACAGGATCATCAAATAAAATTCAAAATTAAGGCTTGCAATCATAATAGCTTGATGGTAGTGTNATGACAACGAACGATAAAAGCAAACGGAGAACGACAATGATTGACTGGGAAATGGAAATATTTGGTGTTGTAGCGGAAACAGACCACGAATTGCAAATCATGGCAAATGACGTGTTGAAAAACATCGAATCCTATGTGAACAATTTTCCAGAGGTTGCTAAAGCTGCGTTTGCTGAGTTGACATCATTTGGCTATATTGACGAGTATTACACTTTGAAATATGCTGCATTGGTGGCGTCATGAAATTTGAATACAAGCTGAAAACAATGCTCGATGTGACATCAGAGACTCTCAACAAAGAAGGAGAGGATGGATGGCAACTTGTGGCAATAAGTTCATCTAGTTCAATGGATTTTGGCGATTTGTCTACAGGCATTTTCATGCGTGAAAAGGAAGAAAGCTAAATATGAATATAACGCGGGTGGGAGGTATAGTATCTCACGATCCTCATAAGGTCGAAGAAGTAGGTGCAATTCCTATACCCGCAACCAAGTTTAGGTGTTGTAGCGAAAGACTGCGAAACCCTAGTTTGCAAGGGAGATCACCAGCTTGAACGAGTGTGCAGGATCATTATAGATCTGATAGATTCGCATCCTATCATATGCCAGTTTCAAGTTTGATCCTTCGAGAGGGATCTGTAAAACAACGCAAACACACCTAAAACTCACAAGGAGGTACGTATGGCCAATCACAAAAGAAAGAAATCACGTATCAACACCAGAACTAATGTTGACCGTATGAGTTCAACACCAAATTGGTGGAACTTGTTGATGAATACTAGACCGTCTAGGAGACGTGCTTCTTTGATTGTCAGCAAGATCAAAAAAGATGTACTTGTGTGGGAATATACTTCGTTTGAACCATACAAAAAACCTCATACGTACTATTGGTAACAACGCCTGAGTAGCTCCAACTGGTAGAGCATTCGTTTTGTAATCGAAATGTTGTTGGTTCGAATCCAACCTCAGGCACCATTCATAGGAATTTCAAATGAGCAAGAGAGCAAGACGTAGATCACACGTGGTTCGTATGAAAAAGCGAGCTCTCAAACTGTGTGAGAGATACTATGGACGTGAGAACGCGGTAAAATACGCCAACCATTTGAAAGTGTGCTCGTGTGGAATGTGTGGCAACCCTCGAAAATTTGCTGGTGAAAAAACTCTTCAAGAAAGAAAATTTGAAGAAAGTTGTTGACATAATCTCCTAGTCTGCTATTGTGAAGCTATAAACAAAAGCAATGGAGAAATCAAATGAGTCAACAAGTAGCAAAAACAATCCTTCAACAACTTGGCGGCAACCGTTTTCTAACCATGACGGGTGCTAAGAATTTGGCAAGTGACACTGATCGTTTGGTCTTTCGCTTGAACGGCAGGTTGTGCAAGAATGGAATCAACATGGTTTCAATCGTGTTGAATGGATCAGATTTGTATGACGTTACGTATTTGAGGGTCCGTGGAACCAAAATTGTTGTTGAGGATTTGGACAAGGACGTTTACTGCGACATGCTGGTTGATTGCTTTGAAGAAGCAACTGGCCTTTTGACTTCACTTTTTTGAGAGACAGGTACATGGAAAATATCATGAAAAAATCATTCCTAGTCGGTGGCGCTGTACGCGACATCGTTCTAGGGATCGAACCAAAGGATGAGGACTTCGTTGTTGTTGGTTGCACTGAGGATGAGATGCTGGCTGCAGGATTTACTAAAGTTGGTGCTGACTTCCCAGTTTTCTTACACCCTGAGAATGGTTCAGAATATGCTCTGGCCAGACGGGAGAGATCAACTGGAGGTGGTCATGGTGATTTTGAAGTCACATTTGATCCAACAGTGACACTTGAAGAAGATTTACAGCGCCGTGATTTGACGTTCAACGCAATGGCAATGGATTCAGAAGGTAACTTGATAGACCCTCTTGATGGTTGTGGCTCACTTGATGTTTGTGTCATGTTCCCAGTGTCAGAAGAAGCGTTTGTTGAAGACCCTCTGCGTGTGTTGCGATTGGCAAGGTTCTCTTGTCGGGATGAGTTTTCAGACTTCCAAATCACAAAGAAGTTTGCAGACATGATCCGATCAGTTGACTTGAGCCAGCTATCCTCAGAACGAGTTAGCGCCGAATTGTTCAAAGCACTGTTGAGTGATCATCCTAGGAACTTCTTTGATTTTCTCCGTAGTGTCAACCAACTTGATGTTTGGTTTCCAGAGGTTAAGGCTTTAATCGGCCAAACACAGCCAGAGAAATGGCATCCAGAGGGTGATGCTTACCAACACACTATGCAGGTCATAAACAGCGCCAGTGACAACTCTAATGAGATTCATATTGTATTGGCCGCTCTATGTCATGACTTTGGTAAGGGNGTGACGCCGAAAGNNGTTCTGCCAACACATCATGGACACGAAAAGGCTGGTGTTCCTATCACGGAAGCGTTTTGTGATCGGTTGAAAGTCTCAAAGAAGATCAAAAACTTCTAGTGTGCTTGTCACCGAACTTCACGGTCATGTTCATTCGTTTGAGTTTTTGATTCCACGCACTTTTGTGAAGATGTACAATATGCTTGGATCACAGGATGCGTTTGAGTTCAATTCAAAATTTCCTCGGATTTCATACTATGATGCAAACGGCAGAGGCACAGCCAATCAGCCAACATACAGCAATGACACTAAGATGATCATGGTGTTCAGAGCAATCAACAACGTCAAATTGACTGCTAGTGAAATTGCCAAGAACAA